AGCTGTACCACCTCAATAAATTTTATATACACATTATACAAAATCTATATAAGTTCGTCAACTGATTTTCCTGATAACAAAGCCTCTTCAATCGCATTATACTTTTCCTGCACCGACAGCGGCAGAGGCAGGGCATAGAGTTTTTTCATTCGCTGATAAAAATTGCGGTCTGCCGTTGACATTTTAGGGGTAATCGGCATACTGCGATAACCTAAAATTTTTGTAAACATACAATCGGCACGCAATGACATAAACAATGCTCTGAACTTCCACCAATGAAAATTTGCATCGTTGAGGTCAATGCCGTACTGCTCTAAAAATGCCGCATAGATATAGCCGTCATCAAAATCGTAATCAAAAACAGCTTTATCGTTGCCACCGCCTGAATGCTTTTCGGGTGGTTTTCCACAGCGATAAAAGTTTAAAATAGCCTCGACTGTTTCTTCGTTCATCGGGCAAGGTGTTCTGAATACAAGCTTCTGAATTTCTGCGAGTATTTCAGCCGATAGTGTATCATCAATTTGATTAGTAAGTATAAGCTCGAATTTAATCCACACTCTAAAGTCGGTGTTGATTTTATAATCTACACCCGACACGGTTATTGTATCGGGTGTTTTGTCACAAAGCAGATTCATTACTTTGTCGCCGGTTTAAGTGTCTTTTTGTAATGATTGTACTGCTTATGCCTTTTGCCCCTGTGGTTGTTGTTCATTGCAATTGCTCTGCTTTTATACATACTACCGAGCTTTGAGCCGAAAGCATTAACAGCCTTGATGACATCCTCGTAGGCATTGATACAGGTTGTAAGGTTTACGGTTTCGCCGAAAACCTTTTTAGCTGTACCGTCACCAAAAACCTCATCAAAAAAGTTAAAAACAGCCGTACACTGAGCACGGATAAGCTCTGACTGGCGTTTGCCCTTGGGCTGTAAATCATTCATTGCCTTCGCCACATTATCGTGAGCGTGTTCGTAACGCTCCATAACGAGTGCATCGGCAACATCAATGTCAGGTAAATTTACACCGTTAATAACCATATTTTATGCCTCCGAAGTTTTTGCTGTAAATGTCTTTGTGGTTGTGTCAAAAGTACCCTCGACAGGATCTCCTTTTGCAAGGAAATTGCCACTGCAGCCCATTTCGCCGTCATCATTCGTAAAACTTGCCACCTCGACTGCAACACGGATTTTGCGTGCATGATATGTGGTCTTGTTACTGCCGCCTTCAACAGGCTGGTCAAGGTCAACGATAACATAATCTGTTTCGGCATCAGCTCCCACAAGCTGTTTCTCACCGATATTGATAATGTAATTGATTGCGTCCTGCTCACGGATCTGGTCAACCTCAAATGCCGTTGTCCAATCGTAACCGCTGATTGATTTTGTTGCAGATTTGTCGCAGACATACTTACGGCTCTTAGTCTGAGCCGCAGGTGATTCATCAAGTGTCTTTGCACCTACACCGAGCAGAGAAAAATTCGGCGACTTGTTTGTGCCGCCGCAGTCAAGATAATTCGCCTGCATACGCCTCTGTCTGATTACTTCACTCATTATTTTTTACCTCCAATTTTAGTATATTTAAGTTGGCACTGTATTTGATATCGCGCCGTTTTTGTGTCATTGTCGATTGCATACCCCGATGACAGCACCTTAACGGATAAAGGGGTTAAACCTTCGGGCAGTTTCGGCAGTTTGCCGTTTAAGTCCTGTTCGGCAATCCACTCTTCGAGCCGTTCATAAAACTCCAAATTTGCTATGTTTATTGATTCATCGGGACTGTAATTTTCACGGCTTGCAAAGATAAAGAGGTACTGGCATTTAGCAGAGCCGTCAATGTACTGCTTTAATACAGTTTTGCACGGCACAACCTCAATGCTGTACTGTTCGGGGTCTTCGCCGAGATAGTCAACATTAAGGTCATTATCAACCTCTAATACATCGCAATCGGCAAACCACCTAAACAATGATTTAATTATTGATTCGTCCATTATTTGCCTCCGCTTTTTTCTTTGGCGGTTTTGATGATGTCATCAAGATGGTCTGCTTTCATCCGCTCAAACCAAAACTTGCCCCTTAGACCACCGCTTGCAGTACCCTGTTTACCTTTGCCTGCGTTTAGGTAGTAATTGGTATGTGCATATACAATATCGTACATTACCTCACCACTACCTATCTTTGTTCCACGGATACCGCTCTTGATAAGATTGCCGGTTTTAAAAGGTACATATGGAGTAGAACGGCGAAGGACTTCGCTGTCCACGACCTTTTGTACATTGCCGTTTTGCTCAAGTCCACGGTCTTTAAGCATAGTTTCGGTAGTATTAAAAAGCAGTTTAATAATCATTTAACCACCAATTTAATGTGTTTTGAAAAGGCACTTGCCGACAGATTTTCGGTGACCTGCGTAATCTGCTGACCGCCTGCGTCAAGGATATCCTTAACAGTAATTAAATCAAGGTCAACCAAGCCTTTAACTACATAATCTCCCTTTTTGAGGGTGTAGCAATTGTCACTCTCGCCAAGCGGTAAAGACTTATATGTTGACGGATCAACATAGTGAGTAGTCTGCAAAACGCTGTCAGGGATACGGATTACATACTCATCAGATGCAGACACATTTTTGTCAGCAACAATAATTTGATCCTTACCGTGGTAATTAACTCCGTCCAAAACAGTTGCAAACCAAAAGGTTTCACGACCCTGCTTTTTAGAGCAAAACACGGTAATGCGTGTGTTGTTTGTGAGCATTATCTCACCCCCTGATATAAAAGACCTGTACCGCTTAACTCTTGTTTTATAGCTTTGTACATCGCTCTTTTTTCACGCTCTGCAAGCTCATCGACATTGTAATCATTGTTGTATGTAACGCTGTAACCGTCCGTGGATTCGGACTTGATGCCCTGTGGGATGTTCTGAACACCCTCACGAATTTCGGCAACCGCCTCAGCAGCAGCACAGACTGCATTCTTTACCTGTTCCGTCACTTCGGAAATTTCTCCCATAATAACATAGTTTAAAAAGCGTTCCGCCTTGCGTGCATAGCGGTTAAATTCTTCGGCGGCTAAAGTACCGCCGAAAGAATCCTTGTAATAAGCATAATCCGCATACATTTAAGACACCTTGATATTACGAAATACACCGCACTTTGTTGTGTTTTTGAGAGCAACAGCGGCAACCATTTCAACCTCAGCCTTTTTAACTGCACCCGGTGCAGTGAGGTCAGGCATATATGTTTTGACGATTGACGAACCGCTGAGGGAAACACCGTGAAAAGCATCAAGACCAAGCTGTACCGCATAAAGGTCGGTAAGACCTGTTACCTTTGAGCTTGATGCCCCTGTTTCATAAATCGGCACACACGGTACTGTGGCAGAACCGTTGTAATAGTTACCCATATCGTAAAAAATGATATTGTCATAACCCTGAGCAGTTTTGCCGAAAGCATCCTCGGTTCTTGTGAGATAGCCTGCACGCTGAGCTACGCTCTTGAGTTTGGCAATCAGCTTGCTGTTGCCGAGAAGAAATGTAGGCTTGCCGTCAATGCCGCCGATAAACTCATTAAGCATGTCAATCATTGTCTGATAATTGCTTGTAAGATTTGCAGTTGTCGAAAGGTCAACTACCGTCTTATCAGATCCTGCATTGTACTCAGTGCTTGTGCCCTTGAGGAGAGTTGTAAGACCGTCAAAGTCAACCGACTTATTAGTCTTTGAGCCGTTAATACAGCAATTTTGAAAATGGTTACGAGTAGCGAGGGTTTTCTGCTCGAGCTGAAACGCAATTTCGTTTGTTGTTGCTTCCTGAATAACACGGTCAACCTCACTTGCACCGCCGAAGATTTTAAGGTCAACGGTCTTTTTAATTTTCTTCGCCTCATTGGCTGTGTATTCGCTGTTGATTTCTCTGCCTGCCGCTGTTGACGGTGTCTGGAGCTGTAAGTAACCGTAGGTGAGAGTTGAGCCTCCGACACCCGGTGATACGGCATCATCAAAAGTAAGCTCATCCATAAACTGTGAGCCACGGCGGAGAGTATCAATAACCTCCTGTGTCACCTTGTCGGCTCTGCCGACGCTTGCTTCTGCTAATGTAATAGGCATTTTGTGTCCTCCTTATTTCTTGTAATAGTCTTCAACGGCAGACTTGAGATTTGAACCGGACTTTGCTTTTGCTCCGCCTGTGGGTCCGCCGAGGTCAAGTTTCTTTTTGGGTTCTTCCTCTGACTTAAAGAGGAAAGGTTTTGACTGTTTCAGCTCTGCAAGCTGTTCGTCAAGTCCCGTGATACTGCCGTCCTCAGCCTGAGATACCTTTGACATATCAATGTTAGCCTTTACCGACACGAGGTCAGCCGCACCTGCGTTGTTGATTGCAGATTCAACCGCCTGTTCGAATTTGTAATCGTTGAGCTTTTTGTCACCCTCAGCCTGTGCCTGCTTAACCTTATCCTGCCAGTCGGGATCATAACCCTCAAGATTTGCGTTTGCACTTGCAAGCTGATTTGATACATCATCGTACTTGTCCTTTTCGACATACTGACCGCCTGCAAGGTTGCCGAGCTTAACATCTGCCGCATTGTTTACCTTTTCTGCAAACTGTTCAAATGTCAATGCTTCGCCGCCAAACAGGGCTTTTAAAATTTCCATTAAGTCCATTTGTTTGCTCCTTTCGATTTATTAGCAATTGTGTGTATGCTCAGATATTTGAGCAATATTAAAAGCCCCCGAAATTCGGGAGCTTATAACCTGTTTTATTCTACTGGTTCGTATATTTTTTCAAATGTGTCGGGTTTGCAAGGATATTTATCACCGTTTATGCCGGTGATAATGTAATCGCCCGGACTTGCTGTCATATCACCCTCACGGGCGTGTATTACAACTGTTTTATCCGTGCGTTCTGCCTCTACCACAATGGGCTTTTTCTGTATTTAGCCATAAAAACACCTTCTAATCGTAAAAATAAGGGTAAAAGTAAAAGGGATGTTCCAAACACCCCTTTAATACCCTTTTAAATTCGTTTAATTTTGTTTTTATTCAATCAACTATGTAACTTTACCTTTTAGCAACAAAAGCTGATACAAGGCAAATAAAACTATTTTTCTTCAAAACCTATGTTGTTATTACACTCTTTCATTTCTTTGGCTTTACCAAATTTAAAGTCTAACGGAATTCCGTCAGGAAAAGCGTCGCAACAAGGTCTCCAGCCGTCTAACAATTCATCTCTTTGATGTTTGCATTCACAACAATCTGAAATGTAAATCATTAGTATTTCCTCCCAATATATTTTTCATAGAATTTCATCATTTCTTTTGATACTTTAACACCACGTCTTCTTAGAACCTCTAATTCAGCAAGTGCTTCTGCACCGTCATCATAAGCAATAGTACTGATACCTTCTATGTGAATTTCTGAAAGTTCGTCATACAGCTTTTTAACATCTTCGGATTTCATTCCAAAAATTGTCCTTGCGTGTCCGCCTTCGTGCCATACAGCTTCTTCCAATGTATTTGCTATAGACAATTTTGAATTTGCAAATATTTGATTAATTTCATCAAGAGTTTTTCCAGAGAGTATGTCCGTGTTTAAATTTAATTGTAGCAATCCATTTGATAATGCTTCGATTTGTAAAACCGGAGTTCCTTGATCTGTTTTCGGCAAACTCTTTGCAACAATTTCACTAATGATGAAACCACCCTCTGCTTCACAATCAGACACAGTATTTACAATAACTTTACTTACCTCAGAATTGAAATTTTTTCCGTATGTAACAACCTCAAAATCATCTATATCTATATTTTTTATTA